AATGTCAATGTCAATTCGATGTGACGCTGTGGAAGACCTCGAAGGGTAGAAGATTCATCTTTGATTCTTGCACCAATCTTTTCGGTGTAACGAAATTGTGAATTTTGATTTGGGGAATGATTGACCTTCATGTCCGCGAGAACACACGTCTTCATTTTATACAACCAACTGTTTTCATCACCACGGGACACAAAATGAATATCAAATTCATCAGGGAACAATAAAAAGTGACCGTCTTGATCGGCTTTAACAATATCCGGGTGCATATGATACTTGAATATTTTGATGATGTTGTGTACGTTCACCAATTCGTCTTCGTTACGCGGATGAAATTTGAAAGTGAATTCAAACGTCCGTAAAGCCACTGACTGGAAAATCATTTCGATATGAGGATTTCCAATGGCACCCAACTTAGCTTCAGCGACGGCACCAAGCCCTGCGTTCAATGTCTTGATTGTCTCTAGACCAGCGGCAATACCTGTTGCTTTAACACCCTTCAAAAGAGTATCGTATCCTTTACCGACAACCGATCCGACTGACGCATCAGGTTTGTTATATTCATTCAAAACTTCACCTATTGCATTAACCGCCGCTTTTCCAAACGTGCCCACACCAATCCCCTCGTAACCCATACCATATGATACGGTGGGAATATCTTCCGGCATCGAAATTACAACTGCTTTACTTAATCGTTTTGATTTTGCTTTGATGCTTGTGTTAGCTCTTACTTCATCTCCGGGTTTAACATTCAAGCGAGAATTGCTGACAATCTGATTGTTGCCTGTCAAATTTGCGAATTGTGTTGATACCGATTGACCAAATGATTGAACCCATCCGGCTACTTGGGATACTGCGTCGGCAAGTTGTTGTGTTTGTGGCAAACTTGTGCTGGTTTCCCCCGGCGCAAGACCTGTTGCCGCTTGGATAGTTGAATTTTGTTTTGGTGTGGTTGATGGGTTGATCGTCCCACCGCCAAGCAAGGTTTCCAATATTTCAGATGATGATTCGTTGATGTAAAAGACAATAAAGCTATTTCCGAGTGAAGGGTTCGCTTGTGTATCTAATGGATATGTAAATTCCTTGAATTGATATTTGTTGGTTTCAAGAAATGACAAATCCGGTGGTGTCTGTTGTGTGATTGGTTGTCGTCTAAAAATCGGCATTGATGAAACTTTCCTTAGAACGGATTTGACTGTAGCGGATTAAAATCGTTGAGTGTATTGAGTGCCGTGTTCAAGAAATCATTATCTGTAACCGGTGGTTTGAATCCGCCAGCTATCCAGTGTTGAAATGCAAACGTGACAGACATTTTGTGATATTGATTGTTTGCGGCATGGTCCAACGTAAGTTCGTCTACACCAATCGGAAATGCCCCAATTAATTTAACAGTATAGGCTTCATTCAGACCCGTAAATTCATCCGCAATTTCGCCGACAAACCGACCGCTTCCAAGCAATCCGAAAAATGGTGTGTTGTTTTTCAACTGAATGATTTCAATCTGTGTCACATATTCATCATAGTAGTTATATTCAAATGTGAACGGGTCCATCATGCTGTTTTGCCAATCATCGAAGAATTTCTTTTCCTCACAATTCGCCGATAGCCGAAACGTCATTTTGATTTCGCTGAATACTTGTTTTCCCGGCATTGGTTTGGGCGGACCTTGTGAGAAAATAGGTTCGTCTTTGGTCCATGTTCTTCCGGGGAGTGTCGCTGTCTCACACGACAAATCCAAAAAACGGCGGTTGACTAGCTTGGAAGCAAAATTACCAATATCATTCGCAAGATTGTTGCTGGTGTTGATTTTCAATGCGGAAGGATTTTCAATCCGCACTTTGAACAGTGACGGTTTTGAAATTCCTCTTTGCTTGATATCCGATAAAATTCGTTGCATGGACATTGGTGGTATTATCCCTGGTTGATTTTGTTTTGACTGTCTCGCCAAACCTTATCTTGTGTAGACGTATGCCATATTTGAAGTGGAAGAAATGTGGCTAATTCCCGCTGTTCGGACGGTATCTTAACAATGTTTGATTGTATATGTGTCTTTAGATACTTTTTCACGGTTGGTTTGAAATGTCTAAACTTGGCTGAATCTTTCAATGTTTGGTATGTAACACGCAATCGTGTGGTCGCGTCGAAATTTGTATCGGAAATAAGCAACATGAGACGATTTAGGAGAATGGCTCGCATAGCGGGCGGTAAATAGTGGAGATTCATTCCCAAAAAATGATTCCGTTGTAGATCAAAAGGAATCACAATCGGAAATTCATCCCAATATGGAAGTTTTACCTTGCCTTTAGGATCATATCGAAAGAAAAACATATGACCAATGACTTCTATTAACGAGTTCGGGATTTGCTTTCCGATTGTAATCAATGGATCGGCTATCAATGTTTGCCGACTGATTTTCAATTTTTCCGCATTGGATAAAAACCACTTTCTGGATGCGGAAGTGTTTTTCTTGATGTTTTCAGCCTTTAACCGGCTATCGAATTTCTCGAATATACTCTTTGCCATATGGCTATTTATTAGTTTGGACTGAGTGCGTTGAAAACATTTGATCCAGTTGACATGGTAGACACCGGCGAATCCATAACCGACGTTGAAGAATTGTTAACGATGTTCGTCGGTGCTGAAATCACAACCGGGGCAGACGAAGTCTTTGATATGGTTTGACGTTGTGCTGCTTCTGCCGTGGAAAGTTTTGTGTTTATTGCGGCTGGTTCAATTGTCGGTTCTTGCAATGATTTGATGTTATGTCGTAACTCTTGAATTTTTTGTGTTGCTCGGTCCCTCTGTTGGATTAGAGCCGGTTTGTCCTTTGCGTCCGCTTCGAGAATTTGATTGTTTAATTTTTCTCGATTTTCCTGTGTGTTGTCCAGACCAATTTGAAGTTTGCGAATACGTTCTTGTTTGTTAATGTCAAGGTTTTTCAGATTTTCGTTCATTTCATTGCCGCGAAGTTTTTGACTTTCGGCGTCAGCACGGAACGATTCTGTTACGGGATTTGGATCAAACCCAAGCATTTTCATGATGGCATCATTTTTTGAAATCCATTCACCAATCATTTGACCAAATTTAAAGAATGCTGTTGCAACACCCACCACCGCTGTAATTGGTGCTGTCAATAATCCTAATGCCCATGCGAGCGATCCCAAACCAATAATCAAAAGTCCTTTTGGACCAATGAAATCAATGACTTCCTTAAATGTATCACTCACACCTGACCTGAAATTCTTTAGATTATCCCATACAAATTTAATATCTTCCCACAAATTCATTGACCAATCGGAAACAGCAGTCAGAATTTTAGCGAATGGGGTTTCGGGGTTTGTAGGATCGATGTACGTTGTGTAGACGTCCGCAATACCAACCCCAAATGCCTTTAACCCATCAACAAATGATACAATAAATCCAACAATTTTTTCTTTCGTTTCCGGGTTGCTCAACCAATCAAGAACCTTGAATCCAGCAAACAAACCCCCCGCAACAGTTAATGCTGTTAATACGAGTTTGATTCCGGTGATAATGAATTCAAATGGTTTGAGAATGGCTCCGAGAATATCAATCAATTTTCCAACCGGTCCAAGTACCGTTGAAATTATGCCCTTCAATGATGCAAACAATCCTGGTCCGGCTTCTCTTTTTTCTCTAGCCTTTTCAATATCTGATTTGTCGTCGGTTTTGTTTGTGATTGTTTCCGTTACGGTTCGTGAAACTGTTTCAGCAATATCTTGATCACGATTTCGTTCATCGTGTTCGCGTTCAATTGCCCGTCCGACAATGACACTGGCAATATCTGTTATTGGTTGAATTGTTGAATTCATAGCGGATAAAATTCCACTTAACAAATGTTCCTCCGATGATGGACCATATTGCACACGGGGGGTGTTCACCATATCATCAGCAATAATTTTTAGGTATGGGGATACATCATCAACAATACTGTTCATAATTCGCTGTTGAATTTTCATACTCAACGCGGTATTTTTATCGATGTTTGTTAATACATCAAGGTGTTTTGATGATGTTTCGGCGGATGCCTCGCGTTGATCCATCAATTCGGCAATAATTGCCGTCATGTCTTTTTGTGCTTTGCGTTTTGCCATATCTTTTTATTGTTGCTTTCTCTGTTCCTCTTTTTCCTTTTCGATCTGTTCCGCAAGCATACTCAAATAGATATCACGTTCCCACGGTAGCATGTCTTCGAGTTCTGTCAATGAATAATCATGATTGTACGACAATACAAAATTGACTTTGTAATAGCTGTACAGGTCTTCATCACTGACATTTAGGACAAAAAATCAGACATCCTTTCAAAATCAAGGTGCGTTACCTTTGAGCATTTCGGGCACTTTACAGCGATGTTATACACCAACTTCGGCTTCGTCTTGTAATAGTCGTCAATCTTTTCCAGGTGACCCATTGATAATGTTTCCAGAAACGCATCAATTTCTTCGTCGGATGTATCCGAGAATGGATATACATTGTCAGAATCATAGACGTTTTCAATCAAATATTTCAACGCATCAACAGACACTGCTTCATCAATGGTTGCATTTTCACCTAGTTCTTCCGCCAACTTCATCGTCAACGGTTTCAGTGTGATTCCGATATTACCACCAAGCAAAATGGTATTGTCTGGTTTTTTCTTGGGTTGTTCGACCATGATTTTTGAAAGATCAAACTCCACCGAAATCTTTTCAGAGCAGCTATCACCGTCACAAATTACTCTGGCTTCAATGATTTCACCTACCGATTTTGCTCTGATATTCAGGAATAGGTATTGAAGGTCAACGTCGGTGAGACTATTGATATCCACGTCTTTGCTAAGAACACATCCAGATGCAATATTTTTCATGGCATTCAAAAATGATTTCTTGTTATTTTCTTCCCTAGCCAACATGAGGATTTTCTGTTCGCGGGTTTGGAACGGGCGGAATTTGATTTTCTTCCCGGTCGAAGGTAGTTTCAGTTCATATTCAATTGTTGGCAATTTTGGTAGGGGCATATTAATAGTCTCCATAATTAGATAGGTGTACACAAGTATTTAGTTGTAAATAAATACGCATATGAGTTACAAAGGAAAATACACATTAAAGAACCCCGAAAAGTACATCGGGGATCGAGAAAAGGTCATTTTTCGGTCGTTGTGGGAGCGCCGATGTATGGTTTATTTCGATACATCCCCGCGAGTAAGAAAATGGGCATCGGAAGAAGTGGTCTTGAAATACATTTCCCCGATTGACGGAAATTGGCACAGGTATTTTGTGGATTTTTGGATTGAAATAGTATCCAAAGATGGCAAAACCGTCAATCGATATTTGATTGAAGTGAAGCCACACAAATACTCTGTTCCACCAAAAGAACCAAAAAGACGAACCAAGAAATACTATACGGAATGTCGCAATTTTCTGGTCAATCAAGCAAAATGGGAAGTGGCAAAGAAGGTGTGTGAAGAAAAGGACTGGGAATTTCAGGTCTGGACCGAGAAAAATGTGAAATTCACCTAATGAAAAACCCCGACATTTCTGCCGGGGTTTTTTTTTATTCAATTGTCATACAGATTATTAATCGCCTGCCGCCAGCTTGCTGAAGTAATCATCGGCACTCTTAGAATCTTCCGACGTTGGTTCAGATGTGTCGGCAAACTCCTCAACATCCGAATTTCCTTCGTCATTGGATTCAGCTTGTGATTGATGATCCACAACCTTACCATTGACCCGATTCAAGTTGGCTTCCAATTCCTTGAAAGGCTTGAATTCACTATCGGCAAGGAAGGCAGCCAATGAATGTAACTGTCCATAAACAGCTTCGAGCTTCTTGTCATCACCCTTCAACAAAGGTGACAGGTCTTTGAATTCAGACTTATCGAAATTCGCGAAGTTGTCCTTCTGTGTCATGCGAAGAACAAAATCCGCGCCTTCCCAAAAATCAAACACGTTGATTGGTGTCTGATCGTCAAATTCCGGCTGGAGCTTGTCCTGAATCTTGTCAAAAATCTTCTGACCAAATCGGAACAAAAATACCTTGCCTTCGTTTTCCGGATTAGCCGGGTCTTTCAGCACATAGACGTTAGCATAATACGAAAGCTTCCGCTTGGTATTCGCACTAACGTACTTCCTGTTAGCCTCGAAACCACTGTTCCAAAGAATACCATTGGCATCACAGCATGGACATTCTTTGCCCACGCTAGTCGGGCAATTTTCGATAAACCACTTACCCTGATCGTTTTTGAATCCGTGGTTATATCGCTTCACCCACGGAACATCTTCACCATCGGGCGGCGGAAGAAAACGAATTGTAGCGGTTCCGTTTCCAGCCTTGTCTTTTTGACACAGCCAGAGACGATCATCCTGAAAACTACTCTTTGTGTTTTGATCTTCCAGTTTCTTCACCAGAACATCATAATTACCGCGATTCTTCTTCAAGTCGTTGAAAGCCATTGTATATCTCCTTTGTTAGATACGGCTGATACGATTTTTCACAATTTACATAATATGAGTTAACGATACGATTGATACTGTTACTATTTAGTCATTGATTCCATGTCTCCATATGAAATGTGGTGATAGTTCGCAAGATTCGATAGTAATTCGGGTTTTGCGTCATCTTCAAATCCTACTCGATAAAAATCACAATCCGGGTGGCGTTTGATTACGTCGGCAATTTCGACCGGGTGGTATTTAATCAATTTGGAATTTTCAGACAGATATGGTTCCGGATATCGAAGAGTTCCCTTGTAGATATTGTTTACCGTGCCCAAGGTCTTTGAATTTTCAATTGATTGTTGAACCAATTTGGTTTGTAATTCCCGCTGATCTTCGTCCATGTCGGGATCATTCTGAATATCGAACAATAGCTTACGTTGTCGATTTTCGTAATTATCTTCCCGCAATTGTCGCAATCCCATATCAAATCCGAGCATGAATATTTTCTTGCCGTATTTACATGCTACATCGATTGCGGTTGGACCAACAAATTCATATTGAAAATTAGGACCGCCGTGTTGTGTTTGATCGTCACACCCAATATCCTTCAGGTCGGCGGACAAATCATCCGGGGGAATTCCGATTACATACATGACGTTCGTGCCGGAATTGTGGATTTCATCGCCACCATATTCCGG